CGTCCACCAGCCGCCGGCGTGGACACTCTCGGCAAAGCGCAGCTCGCCGTGGGCGTAATCGACGGTGCCGACGGCGCGGTCGTTGATGACGAGGTCGCCGCCACGGTCGCGGATTTCGGTGGTGTTGATGACCAGGCGGAGGCTGCCGGGGGTGATGGCGTTGCCCGCGTAGAGGACGCTGTTGCCATTGAGGGCAACCGAGCCGATGAGGCTGCTCTCGCCTTTGGCGGCGTCAAAAATCAGCTGCTGTTGTCCGGCGGCGGTGAGGTCGGTGTGCGAGGTCTCGATTTGCGAGGTCGGCACCAATTTTTCCATCAGCGATGGGACTTTGAGGGTCATCACCCCCTTGCGGATGGCCTCGACCAGCGGCTTGACGCCGTAATACTGCGCGCCGTCGGCAATGTGGGTCTCGCGCAGCTTGCACACCGGGTCGGCGTAGGCGATGGACGGGTAGTCCACGCCGATAAAATCGGCGGTGAGCGCGGTCGAAATCTCCATCTTGACCACAGTACGGACAAAATCCTTGCCCGTCGCCGCATCCGTAAACGTCCTGTCCTCGCTGGCCACGCGGATGACCTTGATGTACTGCTCTTGTTGCGGGTAGCCGCGCTTGTCTTGACGCAAGCAGTAGACGTCGCCGATGAGCGGCAGCGGCTCCCCGGGGCGCTGATAGGCCTGGATGATGCGTGAGCCGAGGGATTGTACCGAGAGCAGGGTCATGCGCGACTCAATGGTCGCCACCGCGTAGGCGGCGATGCGCTTGACGATGTCGGCGCGCGACTCGCCGTACTTGACGCCACGGTAGAGGAGATACGACACGTTCGCGGCCTTGGGCGGCTTGCTGATGATGACGTGCGCGCCCCAGAGCGGGGTGGCATCCGGGCGGCGCACGCCCGCGTGTACCGAGCGCGCGTTAAATCTGCCCTGGGTGCGGTCCACGTCGGAGGGGGTGGGCATCAGCTCGCCCGCTGCCCCGGTGAGCTCTTGCGCGGTCATCAGGCCGCCGCCGTCGGGGGCATCGGTCAGGCGCTCGGTGGCGTAGATTTTGAGGTCTTGGCGGGTGAGGAGTGTCTTGCGTTGGGTCATGTGGTACTCGGTTGCAAATGGTGTTTAAGGTGTTTAAGCGGTAATTAAAGGGTCATTAAGCGGATTTCAGCGCGATACCAGTCGCTGTCGGCATCGTGTGTCCACCACACCGGGGACACGGCAAGGGCTTTGTCGTGCCCCCGAAAAATCACGTTGAGTTTTTGTCCGTGGTAGTCGAGCGTCATCTCCAACTCCGGTACCGCTGCCCAATCATGCAGAGTCGTGAGCGTGGCGCGCGCCAGCCAGTTATGGTTATCTTCATTGCCGAGCGTCACCGGGCGTCCGGCAAGCATCGTCCCCTGTTGCACGATGACTGCGCCGCCAAGGCTGTATTGCGGTGAGGCTTGCGCCAGCGGCGACCAGTCGTGTTCGTCTGTCCAGCGCAGACGGTCGGGGAGTTCGAGGACGGCGTTGGTGTCTTTACGGGTCAGTGTGATCATCGTGGGCTCCGTTTGGCTTCGTTGAGCAGCTGGCGCGCAAATTCCTGTGCGCCTTCGTTTTTGAGGATTCCGCGGGTACGGTCATCCAGTGCATCCACCACCTGCTGCGGGCTGATGTCGCCTGCGCCGTGGCTGGTGGCGCTGCTGGCCGTCGTGCTGCGCGGCGTGGCGTTACCGCGGCTGCGCGATTCCTGCGCGCGCGCTGCCGCCTGCCGCGCCTTCTCGGCGCCGATTTGCCGCTGGAGTTCGAGGGCACGCTCGTACTGGGCGATTTCTTCGGCGTTGCCACGGATTCGCGCCTCTTGCAGCTTGCCCTCCAGCTCGCGCAGCTTGCGCTGCTGCTCCAGCTTCGCGGTTTTCGTGTCGTCGCCCTTGAGCTGCGCCAGTTCGGCATCAAGATCGGCGGCGGTGTCTTTGGCCTGCTGTTGCAGGTCTTCGAGTTTTTTGCGCGCCGCGTCGATGCTGGCGTTGAGGTTGCGCAAGGTGGTGCTGTCCAGCGAGGCGATGTTGGAGGTAGCGGCGTGCGTTGCCTCCGCGATGTCGTGCATGGAGACGGTGCCGTCGCTGGTGCGCTGGTTGAGGCGCTCGGTGGCCGCCTCGGCGCGCTGCACGTCGGCGACATACTGCTGGCCAACACGCGACATCGCCTCAACCTTGCGCAGGTAGTCGTCGGCGTCCATATGCCCCATGCTCGTCACCATGCGGTTGATGGCGTCATCGACGAGCCCGACCGCCTCGGCATTGAGCTTGCTGGCGTCGTAGATGGTCATCATCGCCTTTTTCTTTTTCTCGGTGGCTTCGGCGCTTTTTTCTGCCCCGGCGGCTTCGGCCTCGGCCGCGTCTTTGTGCGCGGTGGCGTTATCACGCACCGCCTGAGTTTCGGCTTCTTTCGCGTCTTTGACTTTGCCGGATGCGTCGGCGAGCGCCTGCGTCGCCTGTCCATGCTGCTCCAAGGCGCTACGCATCGCATTTGCCGCCTCCGCCCCGCCCTGCATCCCGGCGCGCAGGATTTGCATTTGCTCGGCTGTGAGGCGGGAGAGTGTGCCGGTGCGCTGCATCTCGTCGTGCAGCGCTTTGAAATCCGCCGCGCTTGACAGCTTCGACAGGCTGCTTGTAAAGGCGGTCTGCACCGCCTGCGCCGTCAGCTCGCCGCTCGTTTTCAAGCTGGCCATGCCGGTCTGCCAGTTGGCGAGCATTTCGGAGACGCCGTTGCTGACGCCACGGGCGAGGTCGGCGCTGCTGATATTGAGCGCGGCCAGCGCTTTTTCTGCCGCGTCTCCGGTGTCCTTGTAGGCGTCGGCAATTTTTTTGATGGCATCCGCCTTGGCCTCATCGCCACCGACGCTTTGCCGCAACGCCGCCTCTGCCGCTTTGACTTCTTGCGCGCTGCTGTTAGCTGCGCCGCTCATCGCCGCCCAGGCACGCGCCAGTTTGTCGGTGTCTCCCCCGGCATCTTTGGCGACCAGCGCAAAGGCCGCAATGGCTTTGCTCGCCTTGTCACTAATACCGCTGGCGTATTCTTGCGCTGAGAGATTGAGTGTTTTTAACGCGGCATTGAGTCCGGTTCCTACTCCGGCAACACCTTGCGCGATAGTCTGGTTCATCGTCAGAGCTTCGTCTTCAGTCAGCTTCGCGGTTTTGCGCCACTCTTGATAGATTTGCTGTACTGCCGCCACACCCTCGCTGGTATCGATTTTCGCAAAGGCGTTTTGCAACAGTCCCTGCATTTCTGTGGCAGATACTTGTGTCTGTGTGGTGATTTTTTTCAGCGCGTCGGTAACCTCTTTTTCGCCGTCACTCATCTGCCGATAGGCGGCAGGCACGTCGGCACCCAGTGCCTTGTAGGCATCGGCCAAAGCCGCTACTTCGTCGCGCGTGCGCTTGACCGCGGATTGAGTACCATCAGCGGCCTGTGTGGTAATAATGCCCAATTCTTGTGCTTGCTTGGCGACACCGGCCAACAGCGACGCCTCCTCCTCGTGCGTGATCTTGAATTGGTCGCGCAGCTGATGGATGTACGTTTCCGCTTCGCTAAAGGCGGCGGGAGAGGTCAGGGTTTTTAGCGATTCACCGACCGCATCAACTTGCTCACGGGTGAGTCGTGCCGCCCCTTGGCTGAGTTTGGCAAGACTGTCCAGTGTGGTACGGGCGGCGGCACCAATCTGGTTGGCTGCATCCTGTGCCGCCTTATTCTGCTTGTTGAGTTCTTCTATCGCTTTGTCGGATTCGATTTCAGCACGGCGTTTGGCGATGGCGTCTTTTAGTTCGCGCTCGCGCGCCGTCTGCCGCTCCAGCTCGGCGGTAACTTTGGCAAGTTTTTCGCTCTGACTATCAACAAGCGGCAACACGTCTTTGACGGATTCGCCCAGATCGCCCCATGCCCCTTTGCCTTGTTGCTGGATTTGCAGCAGGGCATCGCGGCTTTTATCGGCAGCAGCAGCGACAGCCTGCAATCCCTGCTCAGCCGCCTCAATGTTGAGCGGGATACCTTGCCGAGCCTGTGCTTGCAGGTCTTGGTATTGCTGGTTGGCGTCCTTGACTGCCTGCTCCATATTGCGCAGGCTGGTAGTTGCGGCATCGGCTTTGCCGCTCATCAGCGCAAAGGCGGCGGCGCCGGCGGTGATGACGGTGGCCAGCGGGTTGGCGCGCACCAATGCAGCAAGCGCTCCGACGGCACCGCGCAGCGCGGTTGTGGTGGCAGCGGTTGCAATCGCCTGTGCCCGCATCGCCACATTCATGCCGGCGGATGCAGCAGAGGCGGCGGCCAGCTGTGCACGGTAAGCGGCCAGCGCGGCAGTCGCGCGGCTGTAACCGGCGGTGAGCGCACCGGTTGCTGTTGCTCCCTCAACGCCCAGCACACGCATGGCACCGCCAAAAGCAATCGATGCCGCCTTGGCGGAAGCGAGCAAAGTGACAAAGCGAGTGATTTCCGGGTGGGTCTGCGCAAATTGCAACACCGCCTCGGCCATACCAGTAAATCCCTGTGCCGAAGTAGCAACCACCGGCAGCAGTTGTGCGCCAATCTCCTTGACGAGGTTACCGATGGCGATTTGTGCCTGCTCCAGTTTTTTTGCGGTAGTGTCCATCTGCGCGGCAAATTCGTTTTGCATCGCGCCTGCCGTCCGGGTCTTGTCGCCGACAAGTCCGAGCTGGCGGTCGTACTCGGCGAGTGAGCCTACCATCAGCGAGATATCATCAGCGTACTCCTGCCCAAAGAGCTTGGTGAGCGTAATGGCGCGCTGTTGATTGTCGAGTTTTTCGAGGCTCCCCAAAAACTCGCGCAAGGCCGCCTGCGGGTTGTCGCGAATACTCTGTGCAAGGCGGTTGGCAGACAACCCCAAATCATCCAGCCCTTCGCCAAAGGATTTGACGCCCTGCCCACCGGTTTGCAAACGGTTGAGTAACGCATTAATGGCAGTCGAGGCGGTTTCCGGGCTTTTACCGAGAGCGATAAAGGAGGCTGCGAGAGCAGCGGTCTGTTCGGTAGCAAGGCCAAACTGTTTAGCGCTACCGCCGATGCGGGTCAGCGCTTCAACGATTTCTCCTTCACGCGCTGCGGTATTGTTGCCGAGGACGTTGATGGCATCGCCCAGCTCGCGCACCGAAGCCAGCGGAATCTGGAATACGTTGGCAATTTTTGCGGCGGCATCCCCGGCAGCATCAGCACTCATGTCAAACGCGACCGCCATTTGTCCGGCAAGGCGCGTAAATTCTGGCAGGTCCTCAAAGGCGACGCCGAGGCGACCACCGGCAGCGGTGATTTCAGCGACGGCTTCCGGCACCATGCCGAGTTCAATCGCCAGCTCCTTGACCTGCGAGGAGAGCTGCGCCATTGCTTCCGGCGTGGCATCCACCGCTTTTTTGACTGCGGCCATCGCTGCCTCAAACTGCACCGCCTCGTGCACCACGCCTGCCAAACCACCCCCAGCGGCGACAATGTCTTTCAGACCAGCTGCCATCTCGCCGAGCCGTCCGGCGCTGTCTTGCGCCGTCTTCCCGACTTCTCCCAGCTCACCACGCAGTTCAGCGACTCGCTCGCCATGCAGTGCTGTCGCACGTGCCAGTTCTTCTTCGGTAAGCGTACCGCTCTCGCGCAGCTGCTCCAATGCGTGGTCAAGTTGCGCAATTTCTTGGCGCGCCCGGTCGTCGGCGTCGAGGCCGATAGTAACCCGCGCGCCTTCCAACGCCGAGAGTTCATGGCTGACGCTGCCGAGCTGGCGCTCCAAGTCGGCGAGCTGGGCACGGTGCAGTTCGGCTGCACGTGCCAGTTCTTCCTGCGTGATGTCCCCCTGCTCTTGCAGAGTTTTGTAGGCGGCAACGACTTCTTCAATGCGTTTTTTTACGGCCTCGTCATTGGCAAGGCCGAGAGTGATTTTGGCGCGACTGATAGCATCCAGCTCATCTTTGGCGTCATGCACCCGCTGCCCCAAGATGCCCATATCCTTGGCGCCCTGATTGGCAGCTTCGGCGAGGTCGCGTAGACGGCTGGCCTGTTGGGTACTGTCGAGGTTGCTCCATTCACGTCGCAGCTGCTCGGTGGCGTCACGCAGTTGCCCGGTTTCGCCGCCTGCATCTTCAATACGCTCAATGAGACGTTCAAGGTGCGGCAATCCCTCGACGCCCGCGCTAATCAGTAATTCGGCAGATAATCTGGACACAATAAAACCCCGTATTAAACGGGGTTATTGTCTGGTTTAGCCGGTTTTGCAGTTAGTTGTGTCCCTTCATCGGGCTTTGTCATGCACAAATGGGATACAAATGGATTTGTGCCTCATTTTTCGCCTGATTTGGGTCGCAAAATAAAGTGCCCGCCCCCGCAGGAAGGATAGAAACCGCGTGGCGGGCTGCCGTGGTTGTTTCATGGCACGCGACACTCACGGCTTGTCGCGTTTGCGGTCAGAGGAGAACCAACCTGATGAGAAAAGCTGAATGTGTGGTTATTCGTTATTCGGTAAATTGGGTGAAACGGTACGGGCTGGGTTTGTCCGCCGGTTTGAGCGCGGTGCCGGAGACGCCGTTTTTCCACCAGTCGTCAGAGAGCCAGTCAAGATTGCCGTCGGATTGCAACGCAGCATGCCAAATGTTGAGGATGCCCTCCTCGCCGGTGATGCGGTCGCGTCCGTCCAGATACAATTCCATGTCAAACCGCTGTACGGTGTCGGCATCAATGGCAAAACCCTTGCTGCCTTTGGTCTTGTAGCTGATTTTCAGCGGGTCTTTGTCCTGCACCGTGGTCTTGCCTGCAATGAGGCGCACCATGCCGAGGCGGGCATTGACCTCAAAATGTTCGGCGGGGACAGCGGTGCCGCCTGCACCTGCTTTCAAGGTGATACCAGCTGGGTCAATATCCTGTTCGGCCAGTTTCAGCCACTGCCCAACGGTCGCTACCAGCGCTTCATCGGTGACGGTTTTCGGTGTGGTCGTAAGATCCACCGCCTCGCCCATCAGTGCCCGCGCCATTGCCGACTTGTCGAAGGTATTAAATTCCATTTTGATTTTGGTGACGCCCGGCTTGGTGACCGATTCAATCGCTTGTCCGTAATCGTTTTTGCCGGTCGATTGCAGCTCCTCGGTGTCGCTGCTTTTTTCAAAGGTCAAACTGGTGAGGTTGCCCAGTTTGACCGCGGGGTCGGTTGAGCCAAATTTGCGCCCGTAGAGGTCGCCTGAGTATTTTTTGCCGCGTAAGGACATGGTGTGCTCCGGTAAGGGTTAAGGTGTGTCGGCGGTGATGGCCACCGCCGTGCTAAATCGCAGCGGAAATAAGGCATAGCCGTCGCGGTAAGCGATAGGCAGGGCGCTGCGTTGAGTAAAGGGTTTTGTGGTGAGTGCTCGCCCGTCAGCGTCTTGCGGGTCAAAACCCTGTAAGGCGCGGGCGATGGCGGTATAAGTCTCGCCAAGTCCGTCTTCGCGGTAGGGATTGCGGTTGGGGTTATAGACGCGCTTGGCGAGGATGACCGAGAAGCCGACTTCTATGGTTTGTTCACGTGCTGATGCGGTTGTAGTCGGGGTGAATCCGTCAAGGATGACGTACACCGCACCATCTACCGGCATCACCGCGCGGTCGTCGCCAAGGGCACCCATTTCCTGTGCTTCGTAGACTTTTTTCACTCCCGGCACGCTTTCAATGCGTGCCAAAAGTGCCGGATAGCAGGCGAGAATGTTGTCATGCCAAGCGGGTTTCACAGTACGTCCTCCAAAAATTGCTGCACGAGTTTGTCGATTCCTGTTTTGTCTTCAGCGGACAGCCCCAAAAAACGGCGGGCGGGCAGGTGTACCGTGCCGGTCTGGTGGTACTGGCCATAATGGCGGTCGGTACCCACCGCTACACTCTGCACGCTGGCATGGTAGGTGATGGATTTGCGCAGATCGCCGTGGTCAACGAGGATGCCGCCCCGGATACTGCCGTTTTTGTGCTGTTTGCGCGCGATGGTTGCCGGTTTGAGTTGCTCCCATGAGATGCCGTCCGGGTCGCGTTTGCTTTCAAAGCGTTCGCGGGTGCTGTTTTCCAGCAGCGCACCAATCTTGTCCATCAGCGGCGTCAGGTCGCCGCCCAGTTTGTCTTCCAGTGCGAGCAGGTTGGCGGCTAGCTGCGGCAGTTGGTCGGATACGACGAGTTGCATTAGTCATCCGCCCACGGTCGTTGTGGCAGCACGTTGGGGCGCACCGCAATGGCGCTCACCGGCTGTTTCGGCGTGGTATCACCCATGCCGGTCAGCATGGACGGGTTTTTCATCACCTCTTTCAGCCAGGTAATCGCCTGGCGGTAGCGCTCGCGCACGATTTCGGTGGCACCGTCCTCGTGCAGGTAGTAGCGGGCGATGTCGCAGGCTTTGAGTACCAGCGCCTTTGGCGGGGTAATGCCGACCAGGCCGACCGGGGCGAGGTAGCTGTTTACTTCTGCTTCTGCATCAGCAATCGCTTTTGCCACCACTGCCGCGTTTATCGTGCGGTATTCGTCGTGGTCGGAGAGGCGGGCGATTTCCTCCTCGCCAAAGCGCTCAACCAAGTCGGTCTGGCTAATCATGGTTTATGCCACCTTGATGGTCGCCACCAGTTCGGGACGCAGTACCAGCGGCAGCGGGTTGCTCTGCGCCTCCAAGTCCCAGCCTTTGTCAAATTTCATTGCCACCCGCTTGGCGTAGTAGGGCTGCGCCATCGTGTTCACCGTCTCGTTGTAGTTGGCGGGCGCGAAAAATTCGGCAAAGGTGGTGCGGCTACCGGCTGGCAGCAGGATGGCTTCGCCGTCGGCAATTTTCATGCCGTTGCCGAAGTCGTGGTCGTACTGGATGAATTTGATGTTTTTGTGCATGAAATCCACCCAAGTCTCGCCCTCGCGGTACACCTTCGCCTGCTCGTAGCGTTCGTAGATGCGCACGATTTTGTCGTGATAGACCAGGGCGCGCATAAAGGCAGGGCTGCACAGGCAAATCCAGCCATTGACCGCTTCGCCGTTCAGGTTTCTCTTGAGCGCGGTCATGGTCTCGTCGATTTTCTCGCCGACTTTGGTGGTCTGCGTACCCAAATCCCAAACGTGCGCCTGGCGGGTAAAGCCAAAGCGGTTGTAGATGTCGAGCAGCTCGCTCGTGCCGTCTGCGTTCATGATTTTGCCTTGCAGCGCGCCGAGCATCAGGTGCTCGCGCGTCATCTCAATATCGGCTTTCATCGTCGCCAGGCGGTCATTGACCACACTGGCCACGGTGGTGGCATTCTGCCCGCCAAAGGCACGCAGGTTCTGCACGTCATCGGCCATCACTACATCGGCGCGCGGCAGGTGCAACATGTCGAAATTCTCGATGTTGCGCGTCTCGCGGGCGGGCGGCTCGCCGGCGGCATTGCGCGGCACGGCTTTGACCAAGCGCAGTGCGCCGTTTTTGTTTTCCACGCGCACATAGGTGGTCGTGAGCGGTTTGGGTGCAAAGATGCCGAGGCTGCGGATGATGGTCGGCGTGACCGGCAGACGGTTGATGGCCTGCGTCAGCGGGACAACGCCAAACTGGCTGTTACTGGATAGGGGCATGAGTTACTCCTTATTTATGCGGGGTGCCGACGTAGACAATGCCGTAAGCATCACCGGCGGCGATAAATTCTTCGACTTTCATATTCGCTGCCGCGCCTTCATTCACCTTTTTGCCGGTGATTTCAGCTTCCGCGACGTGTTCGAGGTTGATGACGCAGTTGTGCGGTTGCACCACCACCTCACCATTGACCTCATCGGTGAGTGCCACCAGCCACGGGTTTGCGGCGCGCAGCGGGTATTTCACCAATTGCCCGGCTTTGGTACCGGCAGCAGCTTTGACCACACGGCGCGACAGCATCAGCGCCTCGCCTTTAATCAGATCGCCACTTTGTACCGGCAGCGTTTCCTTAGACATACGCACCTCCCTTGCTGCGTGCGGCGGCATCGTCTAACAGGGCATTGCCGCTTGGTTTGTTGTCATCTGTATGGGTCTCGCTCATCAGCCAGCCCGCAGTTTGCTCGTTTTTCGGGGCAAGGTCGGCAATCATCGCCTTGGCGGTATCGTCATCGGCGGCAAGCAGCACCTCATAGGTTTTGGCCGAGAGACCTTGCCAGCCCTTGCCGTCTTTGCTTTTAATATAACCGGCGGCAGAGAGCTGTGCATCGACCTGTGCCGCGCGGTTTTCGGCGGCGAGGTCTTCTTTCTCTTTGGTGAGTTCGTCGTTCTTTTTCTGCAACGTCTCGACCTGTTTTTCCAGCTCGCCGATTTTGGCGAGTGCTTCTTCAAGGTTCACATTGGACTCCTGTGGATTGGATTTGTCGGGGTTTTCCTCGTCGCCAAGGACGGCGGCGTGGGTGTTTCGGTCCACGCCGGTCGGGGTAAAACTCACCTCGCGCACATCGCTGTTACGCAGGATGAGGATGGGGCCGGTGACGGTTTGGCCGTTGACGCTGGCGGTTTTGCCTGCGGGCAGGCTTTCCACCCGCGCCGGGTCAATGTGCGCCGACATCTGCCACGGAAAGCCCTGGTCAGCCTCGGCAGCGACCTGCTTGCCGTGCTCGTTGTCGAGCAGGGTGCCGCTGATGGTGAGGCCGTCGGCCCCGACGGCGAGTCTGCCCACGCCAACGCGTGCCGCGCGGTCATGCAACAGCAGCGCCGGGACGGCGTCTTTATGGGAGAGGGTGGAGAGGTCAACGATGGCGCGCTGTCCCTTGTAAACAAAGGGTTTGCCGGAGTGCGCCACGCCGCTGAAGGTGCGCGGCGCGCTGTTATCCGTGCTGGCGCCAGAGAGCTGCACCCCGCCGAGTGGCAGGTGGCAGACTGATGTGGGTTGTTGGTCTTTGCGCATGAGGGATTGCCCCGTGGGTTTCGGTGAGCGCAGTATGCCGGGCGCAAAAAAAGCCGGTTAGACGACCGGCTTCAGCGTGTGGGAAATTCGGAAATCCCGTTTTTTTTGGTGTTGAGGTGGTGAGAAGTCTTGCAGACAAGACGAAACCCGATTTAAAACCCTTTTAAATCTTCGCCCAGTCATTTAACGGTTTTCGGGTGGCATCCTTGCCGGGGTTTTGGTTTTTGACGGCGCGGAGGGCGATTCAGGGCTAATAGTTAAAGGCAATCCCGTCTTTGCGCGCGGCTTCTTCCATTTTCCCGATATTTTCCAGCCATGCGGCGATGGTGTAGGGCTGGAGCCAGTCGGGGACGTCAAACCCGCCCTGTTCCAGTACGCAGGCCATGTCAATCACGCTGTCCAGCGGTGCGCTGATGAGGTCGTCACGGGCAGAGCCGCAGGCATTGCCCCAGCCTTCCGCCAGCGCACGGGCAATGGTCGCCTGCAACTGCGCCACCGCCGCCGCTGTCCCTTCCAGCCGTCCGTGGTCGGCATAATCGTCGCCCAGCCCGCGATTGGGCTCAATCCGCTGCCGTATCCAACGGATGGTGCCGTAATTTTTGCCGTCTTTGACCAGTTCAAAGGTGCGAATCACCGTTTTCATGGTTGCCACCTCGCCAGCAATGCCAGCCCGAAATGGAAAAAATCCGGTTTGGCAGCCAGTTCCTGATATCGTCCCCGGTCTCCGCCCAGTAACGCCTCAAAAATCATCGTCATCAACTCCAGCGGTTGCGGGTCGTCTTCGTTACCGTACATTTTGCCATAGTAAGGGCGTGGAAAATCGTCTTTCTTGGCTATTTCCCCAATGCCATAAAGCGTGCTGTCCGTCAGCTCCCGCAAAGTTTTTGCGGTCTCTCCTGCCGTGCGTTCCGCCCAGAGCCGTGCGAATTTTTCCTGCAATTCCGGCATGATGTCTTGCAGGCGGTGGGCGAATTCATGCACCTGCATGGACACGCCTCCGTCCGCTTTAAGGATATTGACCAATAACATACTGTCACCTTGCTGGATGGTTTTATGCCGCCCCTTGAATGCCCAGCTGAAGTTTTCTGCACCTTCAGCAAGGGATTCGGGATTCTTTTTCATTTTTTGAATAGTATCTTCGCTAATTTCATCCATGTAGGAATGCCAGCCCCGACGCAAATTGGCTTCCAGCAGCACCCGCCCGCGCGCGTTTGAGGCTTCTATCCATGATTTGGGGTAGCGGCGCAGGATGGCTTGAAAATCCTGCACAAATTCTTCCTTGCTGCCGTAAGCGTTTACCTCCCCGTCCAGTTCCACCCCTTCACGCCGCAGGATTTCCATGATGCCTTCATGCGGTTTCCCTGCACTGATGGCTTGCTCCAGTACTTCCTGATAGCGTTCTGCAATCGCCTTGCCTTCCGCAATGATGTTGGCGCTGCTGGAGAAAATATCCCCGCCGCTACCCAATGATGCCTGCAGACGCTGCAAATCATCCAGCAGGCCGCGGGCAAAGGCTTCGCCGTGCTTTTCTTCGGCCATTTGCAGCAATGCGCCCAGCCGGTCGCCGGGGTTGTGCGCAAAGGACGGGTTGACGCCCTCCGGATAGTACTCAACCTCGCCAGTGCGAGTGTTGATATGTTCGACGTCTTTGAGTACGGGGCTTTTGCTGATACCGGTTTTTTCGGCCTGCTCGCGCGTTAATGCCCGCACGTTGCATTTGCATCCCCAGCCATTAGGCGGGAAATGGGTACTCCAAAACGGGTCATCGACCGGCAGCACCATGCCGTAAAACGGTTTGTGCGATTCGCGCGGCTCGGCTGCATCCGAGGGGATGTATTTCAGATACGGGAACAGCTTTTTGTTGCGCTGGATACGCTCCCATTGTCCGGCGGCGTAAGCGGTGTGCAGGTTGGTGTGGTAGATGGTGCGCAGGCGACGCGTGCTGCCCAGTTGTACTTTTTGGATTTCGCCGGTGTCCGGGTCGCCCATCACCGCCTGCCCCCACCAACCACGCGCCATTAAATAGGGCTTTAAGCGTGCCTTAAACGCAGCAAAATCGGTGCCGTTTGCCAGTGCATCGGTCATCGCCGCGCGGGTTTCGGCCAGCATATCCTCGTCCATCATTTTGGCGACGGTAAAAGATACGGCATGCTCATAGCTGGCAGTATCCTGCCAGGCAAAGCTGATGTGACTGCGCTTGCCTGTGAGGTGCTTGCGCGCCTCGCGGTTGATGAGCGGCTTGTGTTTTTCTGTTATTCCGGCCATGCGTCCGCTCCCGCCTGCCCTGCCGCAAATGCCGCTTTCAGCTTGGCTTCGAGTTCGGCGGTCATGCCGCCGTCTGGCAGTTGCAGTGTCGCGAGTGCCGCCTCGAAGTCCTGATAGTCTTTGGCATCAGACAAGGCGGCAAGGATGGCGTCAATTTTCGGTGCGAGTATTTTGCGGTCGTGAGTGAGGTCGCCTTTGCCTGCATCCCCTACTGACTGCGAGAGGCGCAGCGACAATGCCGTGCCATCGCTGGCAGGAGGCTCAAGCAGTTGGATATGGTCTTTTTCAAAGCCAAGGACGTCGGTGTAATAGGCTTCGGTCAGACGTACCTGCCCGGTGGCAAGGTATTTAGCGTCGCGCTCGGCACGCTCCAGGCTGATTTCGGCATCGCGCTCAAACTCAAACCACACCCCCTGCGGGGCGGGGATAGCGAGGCCAAAGCTGCGGTTGACCGCGAGCAGTGCATTGATGGCGTGTTGTCCTGCCTCTTGCAGCAGGTCGAGGTAACCAGCGATACGGTCTTTGCGCGCCTTGTCGTCGGTTTCTTGTGCGCTGCGCGAGCCGCTGTCAAGCTCCGAGGTTTTCACCCTTCCCAGCAGCAGTTTCTGGATGCGCGCGTTGGCCAGCCGCTCAATGCGGGCAAAGGCCTGGCCGTCGCTGTCCAGTTTGTGCAGGGCGATTTCGTCGTCCTTGCCGATGACGATGCCGCCGCCGGAGAGGAAGCTGAATATTTTGTTGGCAAATTCATCCACCGTCGCACCAAAGCCACTTTGTTTGGCAACCACATAGGGCTGCGCGTAGCGGCGAATGAATTGCAGCGCGTAGGGCAAGCCTTTTTTGCGCAGCTGTACCGCCGGGTAAGCACGGATGGCCAGCGGGTCGCCCTTGACGTTTTTGCTGTCGGCGCGGCTGGTGAGCAGCAGGAATTTGACCTCGCGGTTGACGGTTTCATCCGCGCCGGCGCCTTTGTAGAGCAGGGTACCGTCTGCCTTCGGCTCGTAGCTGTCCAGTTCGCCGCTTTTGTTGGCAATGCGGTCAAGTAACCACAGACCGTCAGAGTCCCGCCGCCAGACGTACTCGGCCACCGCATAGCCGCCCAGGCGGGCATTGATGGCCAAATCGGCCAGGACAGCCATGTGGCCGCGCAGGTTTTTGTAGAGACGGTTGATGGTTTCTTCTTCCACATCTTCGCCCCAAATACGCCAGTTTTTCGCCAGCATCGCCGCGCGGATATCCTCGCGGCAGCTCTCAAATTCATCATCCAGGCTGGTTACTTTGAGCAGTTCCATCCGCGAGAGCCCCAGCTCGGCGAGCAAGGAGTCCGCGGTTGAATTGTCCGCCCATTGCGAGAGCGCCAGCCCGGTATCAGTAACCAGCGCTTTCAGGTCAATTTTCGTTTTTTTGTCTTTGCCAAGACCAAACATGCTTGCTCCTTACAGGGTGGGTTCGGGGATTTCGACCGGGCGCAAGCCTTGTCCGCTGCCAGCGCTTGCCACCGCGCCTGCCCACAGCATGTGCAGCGCATCGGGGCCGTCGTCGTGGTCGGCTTTGGGGTAGTGGCGCAGTTGGTCAATCAGCGTTGCCTGCTCTTGCTGCAGCAGGATGAGGCCGTTGGCAATGTGCGGTTGCAGGCTCTCAATGCGTAGCGCCTTGTCGCTGTGCGGGGTAACCGCGCGCGCCGGCACTGGGACGCCCCGCGCCGCGCTGCGCTTGATGAGCTCGGTGCGCAAAAATTCTTGGAATTGCACTGCCTCAACAAACCACACTTGGCAGTGGTAGCGCTGGTGCAGGGCGATGACGTCCTCAATGATGCGGTCGGGCAGGCGTTTCTTGATTTGCGCCTCAACCACGTAGAGTTTGCCGGTCGCGCGCTCATAGCCGCCGACCAAGATGGCAGAGGGGTCGCGCGAAGCTCCCAGGCGGCCGAGTGAGGGGTCAACCGCGCCAAACCACAGCAGGTCAGGCGGTAGCGTCCCCCAGTATTGCAGCGCATTGGCAAAGGGCGCGTCCTCGCCGGAGACCGGGTCGTTCTGATATTCGCTGTCAAAGGCGGCATGGCCATCGCGCGCGCGCAGCTTCATCAGCTCAAGGATGGGGCGCGCCGACCAGCTCACCACCGCACCTTTGTCCATTGCGGCGCGATGCTCGGCGTAGTAGCGTTCGGCGGCGTCTTTATTGCTTTGGTAGCGTGCCTCCCATTCATCCCATAGCGTCATGTTGTCCGGCCAGCGGATAACCGCGCGAAAGCGTGCCGTCGTCCAACCGCTATTGGCCAGCGTCCGCGCCAGCACGCTGTCGTAGTGCAGGATGGTGCCGATATAGACCACGTCCATTTTTTCGCCCGCCGCGCCGAGCGGTAGCACGGTACGCTTCAGCCAACCGTGCAGCTTGTCGCGCTGCGTCGGGCTCTGTACCTGCTCGTCGTTTTCGAGGTCGT